TGTACGTTCCATCCTGTAATAACATCAGGATAGTTCTCTTGCCAGTATGAAAGAAATGCACTAAGCATAGCATCTTCAGACTTGAAGTGCATGTAATCCACCATAGGATCTGTATTATTAAATGCTCGTGCTCCGAACACAGTAATACGACCAGTGAAACTATCTTTGATTGAGATAGCAAGTATCTCCTGATCAGCAGATTCTATATCAGGAAATCCATTCTCAGCAGCAGTCTCGATGTCAATAGTAAAGACACGGATCTTGGTGCTATCAAATTTAATCTGATCTTCTGTATGCTGTTCAGCAATATACTGATACAAGAACCTAGAGTTCCCATATATTTGAAAATCTTCTACTTCCTTGTACTGTCTTACAAAATCTCTTGCCTCAGCAATTGATCCAAACTTATGAGGTTCTACACAGTCTCCTTCTAGTGTACGCCATTCTGAATAATTCTTTGTAGGCAGATACATCGTGGGGTTAAAAGGAACCCTCACATTGTACCTATTGCCATTCTCATAACCACGGACAAGCAGACGGTTGCCTGCTTGCTCTACACTAGTGTAAAAATTCATTCAAGACATTCAAGATAACGAGCAAGTAATGAATTACTTGGATTAGTAACAACGGTCAAATCAGAAGATCTAACATTAAACTCACGCTCAGAAGAATATTCTGCCCATGCTTTTAGTTGACCCTCTGAGTCTACCACATAAGGTTCAATCATCCATACATCAGGGTCACCTGGTAAAGTGTCACTAGTTTCTATTGGTTCTACCTGAGCAACGATCCACTCATTCTGCAGCTTGATTAGGTTCGCTGTTATCTCCATTAGTTTTTTCCTCAGTAAAGAATAGATCTTTGTCAGTAATATTGTATTGTGCTAGTTCACCCACATAGTTGGTAAGTATTCCATCATCAGGGAATGTTACACTAACAATATGTTCACCATTCACCTTAAACTCCTGAATAGGAGTGTATGGACACCAGCGAGAATATGTGATGGGTATAGTACCATCTTCATTTGTCTTACCCAATGCAAGAGTAAAAGGATATAACATCTTATATCCAACCACTCTATCATCTTTGTCTTTAACATCACCAAACAAACAGAGAACTGTTTCTTTAGTCGATAGCATCACCAGGCGAATATTGTGGTTCGTCCGTAGTGGTGGTGGAGTCTGTTGTTGTGTCTGCTCCTGTGGTGTCTCGGTCATTTTGTCCGTATACCTCTCGTTTTTCAGTAATTTTGTTTTTGTATGCTTCTTCCAATCCTTTCTCAGGATTGCTGATAGTCATCACACTATCATAAGGGATCTTGAATTGCCAGTCAGAAGAGTATGGATTCCATTTACTAAACCTGATCTGATATTCTGCACCTGCTGCTTCTGTCAGAAACTGTGGTGTAGAACCATCTAGTTCTAGGATGTATGGTTCTTCCATGAGAAGACAGATACCTTTACGGTCTGCACCTTCCTCATCGAAGATCTCTTTCAACTCAGCAATGACACGATCACCAGTCTTTAATGTAAGAATAGATACTGCCATAGTCGGAATGAGTTTGCTTATATTTTACCATTAAAAAAGGGCACCGTCAAGTGCCCCTTGATATTTTATTTAGAACCACTTCTTACGCTGTTGTTTTTCGGGTAGTTCTTTCTTTAGAGTAATGGTTAGTAGACCATCCTCAAAATCTACTTTCTCAACTTCTACGTCATCTGACATTTGCCAGTTGCGTTTGAATGCTCTCGCTGAGATTCCTTTATGTGAATACTTTCGTTCTTTATCTTCTGCCTTGAGTGCAGAGACTGTTAGAACATTTCGTTCAGTTTCGACTTCAATATCTGCAGTTCTAAATCCTGCAAGAGCAACTTCAAGTATGGTTCTCCCATTGTTTCCGTCAACCACATTGTACGGAGGGTAATTAGATCCACTACCTGCAATAGCTTCAAGTCTACTGAATGTTTCATTAAGTCCGATTGAATATGGGTTATATGTTTCCCAATTAAATGTTACCATTGTCCTATAAAAGCGACGTTTACTAATGCGACCCCTAAGGCATCGCAATAGTATTTAATCATTATGATATTAATTATACAAGTCGGTCTCTACGAATTTATGTTTCGGTTTTCTTCCTACCGATATTATACTTACTTTCTAATGTCCAATCGTTCTTCTCTTTAAATGAAAGAACTTTAATCTGGTTCAGTGGTGCCAGATCAGAAATTTGTTCTACATTTACTACACTAAGAAGTCCCCAATCACTCAAGAGTTGTACAATACGATTACGACGTTGTACATCATTCAATGAAAGATTTGTTTTCTTTCCATCAAGTGCGAAGAGTTCCTTGAAATGAACTATGTAATACTTACCTTGCTTGTGTAGAATATGACATGATTGATAGATCTTTTTTTCTTTACGTGATGCAACACCAATTCTTGTTAGTGTCTCTCTCACTTTAAGAAAGTCATCTGGTTCACCGAGAACCACTTCTACCATATCAGTTTGTTTCCACTGAATTTCGATAACCTCATCACTCATTGTCTGCCACCTTTGTTTAATATTTTTGCAATGTGATCTAGTTGATCCTTGGTGAGAATTCTAAGAGCTTGCAGAGCCTTATCGTCATTATAACCATAATACTCTTTTACTAACTCAAGATAATCAATAGAATCTTTACGTGTCCAAGGAGAGAAACGCTTCCTTGGCTTCACACTATTTAGTAAAAAATCATACTGAAGCTTGTTTGGTAGATGAGAATTCTTATTCATCTCATTAACAAACAAAATAGTATCAGTGAATGATGACAGACATTTATTTACAACAAAAGCAGGATACTTCCTAACAGCATCCTTATCATCATCTAGTATATTCTTTTTGGATTGATTGATTGAGTAAAGATAGTCTTTGAGTTGGTACATTATTCCAGTGGCGGATTACTCCGCTAATAATAAAACAGTTAGTGACGAGATAAGATATGAAAATAATAGAACGTACCAGAACAACGTAGCTGTCGTAGGGTTCAGTCTTTTCGTCAGAGAAACTACCCAATGCATACTTCCATACTCTCCATAGTTTAGTCATTTAAAAACAGCGGTGACACTAACGACTCTGGCGTTAGGATTTCTTGCAAGAGCAACCTCACGTGCTTCTTGGTAGTTGCGACAAACAACATCTTCTGTAAAGACTGTTCCAGCAACATAGAGTTTAACTTCGCACTTCATAATTTGTTAGGACTAATTCCTTTCTTGATGCTTGATCTGTATTATAGCACCCCACAGACCTCATGGTGTAAGTGTGTGCAAATTCTCCAACTGACCACTCCTTGAAACGATCCTTAACAAGTTGGGAACTATTATATGATATTAACATAGGAGATGTAAAGGTATCACAATCAGAAGCAAAGTGATCATGATTAAATCTCTTATGCATATCACCTTTCTTACCATAAAGATTATCCTTTATATCATAAGGAGGATCTAAGTATGAAAATACATCTTTCTCATCTGTCAACATTCTCTCATAAGAAAGATTTGTTATTGTCCAACTCTGTATCAATTCTTGATATCCTGTAAGTTTTTCAATGCCACGTGTTGAGAAGTTGGAGTCTGATGCCTGTCCAGAAAATGATGAAGACTCAGTGAGACCACTGAAGCTACACTTATTAACGATATAAAAAGCGACGGCACGAGCAAGGTTAGATTTTTCTTTGTCATTAATAACATCCTTCATTTCTAGAAACAAACATCTTGCTGAGTCTTGGTTGCAATGTACTGCCTTAAGACCCAACAATTCTTTCTGTAGATCTTCACCATTATGTTGTAGTTCACACCAGAAATTATGAAGAGGTTCATATAGATCATTGACCCATACCTCAATATGAGGATACCTCTTTGTAATTTCCAATGATACAGACCCACCACCTAGAAAGGGTTCACGAAACTCTCTTACATTAGAAAGGTCTGGAAGATACTGTAGTAACTTTACTACTGCTCTACTTTTACCACCAGGATAACGTAGTGGGGTCTTTAAGGATTTGATACTCATCTAAAATAAGGTTTCTGGAAACTAATATTAAAAGATAAACTTATTCTATCATCATCTGTCTGATTTGCATAGACCCCATGATTAAGGAATCCAGGAAACAACATAATCATACCTGGTTGAGGAGTAATCCTCATACTCTGTGATTTATGATGAAGTATAAAAGAGTTTATCTGTTGTGGTACAGGACACTCAATAAAAAACTGACCTTGATCTCCCTTTACCTTATGATAATAAACACCAGCAATTTCATGGTGGGCATGAGAATGAACATGTGCGTATTGACCTTTACCAAATCTAGAAAGCCATGAAGCAGCAATAACGTAGTTTGCTTGACCATCATAATCCACTGATTCTTGAAATTTAATTCCTTCAAGAAAATTACCGACATGCCTGAAGATTTCATTCTTTGTAGTCTGCATCCTATCGATAGGATTATCAACAAAATTAGGATCAGAAAGTTGGTGATTGTTACCCCAATTTGGATTGGTTTTAAACTCACTCTCTTCTACTAATCCCGCAACCTCTTCCTGAATAGCATCATAGTTATCAACATTGGAATAATATAAAGGTGTTGAAAATAAATTGTCAATTGCCATTGTTTTCCTTCGGGTAATAATAAAGTTCTTGTTTTTGTTCCTTCTTTGGTTTAGTCTTTGATGCTGATTTAGTCGTTGGTTTACGTAAACGAGAGTTAGCACCCTTGATGTTTACATTCTTCCAGTTCATACCATTAGAATACTTATTGTCACTTGGGAGTTTAGTAACAGTTTCTTCAAGATCAACCTCTTTCTCATAATCAATCATCAAGTCTGGTGAGTGCATAGAGTACATAGATTGACCCCACTCTTTCTGTAGGAACTTAGTTGGTCTCTCATAACAATAAAGTTGATTCAACTCTTTGTCCATATAAATCTTTATCTTATTTGCCGCAATGAATTCCCAACTAAATTCTTTGAACCATAAGTCTAGATCTACGTAAGCATCATTGTACTCTTCATCAATCTGAGTTCTAATCTCATTCTTACCAAAGGTTGATTTTGACTTTCCTAATTTCAGATAGTAACGTGTTTTTTTCATTTCCAAGATTCCTTAATGATTTGAACTACATGAGAGAAGTCTCCTGTGTAAGAAGCTTTCCCTAAATTAAACACTCTAAGAGTTAGAGCAACATTATCAAATGTGTATCCTTTCTTATTCTCCAATCTATCTACAGATATTGCTAATGGATGTCTTGTTATGTAATTGTAACTTTCATCCAAAACAATATCAGACCAATGACATTTACCATCTTGATCTTGAAACTTCCTGATCAAATCATCAGGAGTAAGTTCAATGTCTTTGACAGTTAAACCTTGACCCTTATTCTTTCTAGCAGCATTTCTGGTCTGACCAAATCTGATATTAGATATCAATTTTTTTGCTGTTTCTAGTTTCATTAGAATGGTTGATAAAAAGGATTCTTTATTTCAGGATGAACAAAGTAAGATTTACTATAAGGTTTTCCATCTTTCATACCATGCTCATGTACAGGAACCATAACCCTATGTTCAACAAACGTTGCTTGATGAGGTGGCATTGGTGGTAAATGATATGCAAATGGCATTAGTATAACCCTCGTCGATCAAAATCTCTACCAACTTCAATTTCAATAGAATCAAAAACTCTATTCAATGATCTGGCAAATGATCTATAACCAGAACCAACATATAGTTGTCCTAGTAGAACTGTTCCTGTTGCTACACCCCAGAAGATGTAATAGAATTTAGATTTCACTTGGTTTCTTAGTTTTTCTTTAGTAATCATTTGAATTCACAACTCATCATAATTTCGGTTAGACATGCAAGCATGTTAATTTCCTGATCGGGAACAACAGCAATGTCACGCATATATTTGGCGATGATAAGAACTGCTTCAGGGATTGAAGCAGGTTTCATAACACTATAGATGTTATCATAGACCTTACGCATCACCATACTAGGATCATTGTCCATGTGTTGAACTACCCAGTTCTTGACATTAGTAAACTCTTTCTTCTTCAACGACGAAAGCAAAGAATCAAGATTAACATCAGCAACATCAACGAGAATAGCTGAGTCAATGGAGCCATTAGCAGCATAGCGTTGACACTCATTGATAAGCCTGCGCCAATCAGGATAATACCTCCTAACAAGTTTAGCCAGAACTTTATCTTCAAATTTAACATCTTCAGTTGTAAGAATAGTTTTAAGACGATCAAAGAATTGACCTTGTAGTTTCATTGCCTGATCAGGTTTGATCCTGAAATCAACAACAGTACAACGTGAATGCAATGGTTCAATAATCTTATTACTGAAGTTGCATGTAAAGATAAACCTACAATTACTATGGAACTCCTCCACAGCAGTCCTCAAAGACAGTTGAACATCGTTGGTTGTGTTATCTGCCTCATCAATGATGACGACCTTGTGGGACGCACCAGAAGTCAATGAGACTGTTGTGGCAAACTGACGGACTCTGTTTCTAACAGTATCAAGGAAACGACCCTCATCAGATCCATTGATCATAATGTAAGATGCACCTATCTCATCACATAATGCTTTTGCAATGGTGGTCTTACCCACACCAGCAGATCCAGTAAGTAAGAGATTAGGTAATTCGCCTTGAGCGACGAATCCTTTAAATGCATCCTTGATAGTCTGTGGGAGTATACAGTCATCTGTTAATTTTGGTCGGTACTTTTCAACCCAAAGAAACTTTTTGCTCATACTGGTTCAAGGGCAATGTAATAGGTCAAGTCAACATTCTGGTTAATCCACTCAGAAATCAAATGCTTAGATACCTTAACACTATAGTCACCAGGTAAGACTCTAATGTTTTCAATCTTAAGATCAAGAGTAAAGGTGCCAGTGGTAGAACCAGCAACTGTAAGATCGTAAGTATTGCTGGTATCATTCTCTTTGTCTCTAAGAATAATCTTAATAGTTTCTGCACCTTCTTCAGCAAAGAATGTAAGGTCAGGTAAACTATAAACAGCAGATGCTTTCTGTAAAGCAATCAGATCTTGTTCAGTTAAACTGAATTGAATATCTGAACCAGGAAAGTTTACATTCTTTTCTGGTGCAGACTTTAACGTAATCTCAGGATCCGAAAAGTAATACTTAGCAGACTGACGACCCCCACGGATGTTAACAAAATCGCCACTGGTAAATTCCAGTTGAGGATCATTAAACAAACTGATACCGCACAGAAACTGACTGAGATCATATATTGCGAAGTCAGTAGGAAAGTTTTCCTCGCCAGTGAATTTCGCGAGAATATTTTCTGCGTTTGATATAGTCCGTACTGTACTTCCCGATCTGAAGACGATTGAGGAATTAATTGTTGAGAAGTTTTTGAGGACATCTAGTGTTTTTTTAGATAGGGTTACTTTACTTGTCATAATCAACTGAGAAAGATGTAGGGTTGTTTGCGTTAATCTGGTTAGACTTAGCTTGCTTGTCACTAAAGTGTAAAAGTAGGATAGCGTAATGGGCAATCTTTATGATGTCCTTACGTGCTGTACCCTTCCTATCATAACGTGAAGCATATTTCAAAATGTTAGACCTACAGAATGCTTCAGCATCACCAACAGAATCAATGAGATCTAATGTTTGAATCCCATTCTTACTGTAGTGAGCACTATAGGTGCTGGACACATAATCCGAGATCTCTTTAAGGATCTCACCTTCATTGTACTTCAATTTTCACTCCAAACATGATCAATGTCACTATGATAGCATTGAAATTCATTTCCGTCAAGGTCAACAACATCAATTTTAT